GCGGTCGAGAAACATAAGTACCATCAAGCTCATAAAAGTTATAAAACCAGCCTCTATCATAGGCAACAAGAACTTCACGTTCACCATCTCCGGTCAAATTCAACTCATGACCAAAACCACTCTTTTCAATATCCGGACGGAAAGGTGATACAACTTTGAAGTGAACCTTAGACTTGTCAATTGTCGCGCTATCAGCAGCAACAGTAGACGAAGAACTAGGCGCACTTACATCGTCACTCTCCTCTCCTCCAGAATCCCCTCTCTCATCATCATCACTTGAATCTTCATCATCAGACAGCACAGGTATAGATGGCCAACTAGGACGTCGTGCTCGGACAGCAGTCTCAGCTCTTTGCTCGCCCTGGCCCATCAAAAAGATGGACTAAGGACCTTGCGAATTGGTCCATTGACATGACAACCCACTTCCAAAGTGAGCCGAGCCCCTGGGCTCTTTTGTACGATGAACTTCCAGCTCGGAGCCATAGAACTAACAGGAATCATCTGCCTCGATAAGAAGTCTGGAATCTCAAATTCCTTCACTTCATTAATCAAACGGGTGTATTTCGTAGAAACTTCTGACCAGACCCATTGATGGAGACGGTTCGGAACATACTGCGCGTTTTCGTCCAGCATCTCAACGTGAATCATTTGCCCTCTCGACGTGAACTGTCTGTGAAAGTTGATATAAGCGATTTGAACATTACCACATCCTCGCAACTCAGCCTCAATCATCGACTTAACACTTCTCTCGATCTTCAACTCTTCCTCTTTAGTGGTTTTTCCATTTTCAACACCATACTTGGACAACTCGATAGAAAAGATAATATCAGCAGGTCTGGAAACAACAGGTCTCGGCTCTTGGGTAGCGGTCTCGTAACTCGGGGCAGCGGACTCAGAATTCATCTTCGATCAAGGGACTCAAAAGCGTGTTGGCATACGACACAGAAGACCCGTAAAGGTCAGAACTTGCTTCTAAAGTTGATGGGCTTGGTTCTTCAGACATATCGAGTGCGGTCAAAGCGGCAATTAGGCCGACCCCTGTACCACGAACTCGATCCTCCGAATCAATCTGAACCTTGGACCAATCTAGCTTCTTGTGCAACTTAGTCAGCTTCTTAGCATCGCTGAAAAAGAATCGATTACAAGCAGCGAGATATTCCATCTCATCTTCAGTAAGCAGATCGTAACACGCATCGCCAAGTCGATAATTGACAATGAAGTGCTCAAAGTAACCAAGCAGAACATCGTCAATTTTCCCTCTTTCGACCTGACCTTGAAGTCTCATCCATAGGATCCTCGGATTCTTCGCAACGACTCCTTTTCCGACAATATACGAACAAAACTCTCCTCGGTCTGAAACGAACCTCTTCTCTACGCTAGTATCGTAATAGCTATAGTTCCACCACAAGGAACTTTCAACGATAGAGCCTTGACGAAGTGTGTCATCACCACTGACAGCCATCTTAACGCCAGGAGACAGATCGTACTTGAGACATTCACGCGCGGCAGTGTGAACACTGTTAAACAGCCACGTGAATATCTCTCCCGAGAATCGCATAATGCCAAAGAAGATAGTAGATGTGTGGAAATTCATCTTGTCCGTCTCATACGCATCGATAGTCGTCTGGGGAATTGAGAAATGCTGCATAAACAACTTTTCTAATGTTACGTCCCCACCACGAACTGTTGAATCGAAACCTGAGATATCGCACATCACATATTGCTCCTTCTCTGAAAACCCTGAACACCAGTCAGCCATTTCCTCAAACGTTCTCTTTGCGTGTAAGTACAAATATTTGGGACAGTACTTCAACAGTTGTTCTAATAAATAGATACCAACTGGACCGAACTTAAACAAATATTCATCACTCATGACCAGAATCGTCTGTAAAGGCTTAGCCTTTTCAACATGCTCTGACTTCAGCTTCCATTGAGTCTTGGCGGTTAAGAAACTGACGTAGTCGGGATCAGCGCGATTAAGAGACATCTTCTTCAATTGATCACTTCGATCCGCTCTCCTCTCTTGGAACTGGATAATGCTTTCCTCCCACAACGTATCGTCAAACGGAATCGCCTCACCCCACTGCATGTACTTCTTAAAGGCACGCCACATAGCATGGCCGTAAGGAGCTTCATCGATCACTTCTTTCCTGTTCGCTTCGGCGGTAGACCTTCGTATTCGTTGATGCAAACCAGCGGAAAAAGAAGCAGCATCACTGGACAATTGTCGTGCCCCCCACAATAGGGCTTCCGGCGTAAATTTGCCCTCCGCATTTTGCTTCATGACTCCAGCAGCTCTGGACTCCTTCACGGTCTTTCCCATCGCTCTCGCTTCTTGATAACCAGCAGAATAAATCTCATTGGAATCAGCTCTCCACAACGGCAGATCAGGCTTTTGCTCACTCCAGATACCATTCCATGACAGTTCACTGCGCTCACGATTGAGTACCTCATGATTGATCCTCTCCCAAAGAACAGGGTGTGATACAATCGGAACATGGGTTCTCACTTTAGGCTCTAAAGCCAACGCAGGAACAGAGATCATGGGCTCAGGAGGACGTACAGCGTCCCAGTCAATGATGTGATTCTTGAAAAACACTTGATCTTTGTAGACTTCGGATTCACGATCCAAACGCGTACCGCCGATCAGCGGTAAGTTGAAAGGATTGAGCCAATCATCCCAGACAGCTGCAGGAACATGCTGCTCTACGAACGAACGATTGGTACAATGACAAGGAGGACCAGCTAACATGTGTCGAGTGCCCACCGGCAACTCGCCTAGGATTGCTGTAGTCTTGAGGTTAACACACAACTCTTGTGTAATCTCAACTGGCCGTCCAGGTCTCGCTCCTCTCCAAAAGTACTCAAGCAATTTTCCCCAAACTGGATTGCTGATTGCAGTCTGCTTAAAGACGCCGTCTGGATTGGACATCAAGATAATGATCACATTCTTTGCACGAGTGAGAACTGTGTAACTCAATCTTGGATCTGTCATGCGTAAGACACGAATGTCGACATATACCAAGATCAAGTCTGCACTCAATCCTTGAGTGCCAGAGAAGGTGTCTGTATCAGTGGATAGCAACTGCTCCCCAAATGCAGCGGAAGCATGTGCTGCGAAAGCGGTAATCCTCCGATCAAACATTTCTTTAACCTCTAGCTCTGACTTCTTCGGGAAGAATGGGCGCAATTGATCTACTGTCAGGATATCGGATTGAGAGAACTGGAAGCCACCACGATCTTTCGAAAACGATGGCAGGCAGAAGAAATTCGCAATTCCAGGACCAAATCGGTAACTCCCATGAGTATATGCCGAAGAGTACTGAGAATAGAAATTTCCTTCACCGGCAATCGATGAATCGTTAAGAGCACACTGCATGTTCGGCTCATGCCATTGAGATTGGTAACGGTCTCCAAGCATCAGATGATACTTTGCGCTCGGGAACATAAGAGCTACAAGGGCAGCATATCCCTTCGGGAACTTGTCTTCATCTCTGATCATCATCTCACCCCAACACTGCTTGACCATCGTCGTCTCGAATGTAGTAACGAACTTGCTTGGTGTCCCCTTTCCTGTCGCTTTATGCTTACGGATAACTCCCAGTTTGTCCTTCCAATCTGTCTCAAGAGTCTGGACTGGCAATGAAACATTGAACACATTGCCTGTCTGGTACTTTTGTTTGGCACAGATGCGTTGGATGGGATATGATTTGGCACAACCAGGATCTCCTTCTCTATAAGCGAGCATTCGATTGGGATACATCTTCGCGATCATTGGCAACTTTGATTCCAACGCTTTCAACTGCTCCTTCTGGACCTCTGTTTGTCCCAACGTACCCGTAGTGCCCTTCCATAACTCTCTGACGTACATTTCTGCACGTCTGACTTCAGGTTGCCACGGTACAAAGGTGATTCCGTCCACTGCCTCCACTTCATTGCGGAAATTCTTGAACACTGCAGATTCCTCATCTCTTGCTTCTTCTATCGGCTTCAACAACCTCAACGGCTTCACGGGTTTCTCTCCAGGACTAAAGTGACCATTCCAGTAATTCAAGACAACAACGTTGTCCGGCGAGAACTTGACTCCAAACATACGTGCCCCCTTCTGCATACCCTTCGGTGACTTGGATACAACCTTGATGTGTAATCCAAAGTATATACCAATGGGATCGCAGATAATGTCAGGCAAACCCTCATCTCTAGGAGGGTGTTGATTTGGCCAGGCAAGGCACGCCGCGAACAACAACATCTCATGTGGAATATTGGTAACCTTGTGCAAAGCATCTAACAAGCAATCGTTCTCAGGATACGCAACATTTGCAAAACGAGTCAGTGAGTCATAAGGACACTCTCTAAATCTTTGTCCGACTCTTTTCGGGAACAACGAGTCCCACAACGCTGGGCCACTCGCAGAAAAGGGTTTTCTTGGTGATGGTTTAGCTCTCAACATCTTTTGCCACGCCTGCACTCTCTCTGCATGCTCAACAGCCTCATCTAGCTTGTACTTCTCCTTTAGAGCCTCATCCCAACGCACTTCTCCTCTTGCCAGCTCCATGTGATTCGGTCTGTTTTTCTTGAACTTCTCCAGAGTCTCACGAATCCTCACTTCCACACTCTGCGCGTCTGAGAAGTAGACTGAACCACCGGTCGTCTCAGGCTGCATCAGTGAACGCGCGGCTGCGGACATCTTGCTCGCGATGGTCGAATCGTCGCTGTCACTCGTAGTAGTGTCTGAATCGTCAGCGGTGATAGAGATACTGTCTATGACGGGTCTGTGATACTCGGCACCCATCTTTGGAGGATACTCTCCAGGGAACTTGTGGGACATCTCACAGATCTTACTACAGTAGGCACTCTCTGCGTTGTGAAGATTTTTACAATTCTTGCATTTCTTAAATGCGGATCCATAAGTGCCCCCTAAGGAGGCCGTGGATCGATTAGGATCATTGTAATAGTTTTCACATTTTTCACTGCAGAAAGGTGTCGGTGTCTCTAAACCACACATCTGACATTTTGTGACAGTCTCTTGAGTGAGATCATTGGACGTGACTGAAGAAACAGTAGTAATCGATCTGACATCTTCAGGACGATTATTCCTCAGCGCTTCCAAGTCCGCCTTTTTCATCGGCTCAAATTTGTCCACTAGAGTGGGAGTCGAATCAAGGTGGAAATTTGTTCCATCCCAGTAAGAGAAAATCTGCTTCACTTCAGTACTGTTGATCATCTGCTCTCGGTGCCCTTCGAACGTCTTCAACCAGTGGAATATCTGTCCAGCCTCGATCAACTCCGCCTTCCTCTCCGAAATGGTGCGACTGTTTAGGTGCGGGAAGTTATGAACCATGAAACCATCAGCGTCTATCGCCCACTTAGCCTTCGGCTTCATTCCTCGTATCTGTCGAATCTTCGCTCTACACCAGAAGTCGAAGCGCTTCATGAAGTTGTCACGAACGCCCTCCGGAACCTTCCAACTCACCCCATACACAGAAGGAACATCCGTTTGACGCAAGTGCACGTCCACTGTCGGGAAAAGCCAGTCACCAGTGCCCTCGTTGACCATACCGTTAATACGACTTCCGTAACGTACTGCCCATTTCTTATCCCACCAGCGAATGATGTGCCCGATAGTCTTGTACTTCATCTCTCCCATCAGATCAGTGTAGAACTTGCTTTGAAGGTCAGGGGTTAAATCCTGCTTAATGACCATCAAAACCGCCAACACTAATGCGGATTTATGACTGATTGGGAAATTGAACTGCTCGTTAACCTCGAACTGTCGCAGCTTGCCCCAAATATCCTCCTTCTTGCAATTTGGTAAACACTTGCCATAAGTAACCAAGGCAGTGTAAATGCGAGTGGGGATCAGGCACATGCTCTTCTCTTGACCCCTAAGTAACCGGGGGATCTCCATCATACCAGGCAAAGTCATTGCAATAGTGGTCGGTGGAGTTAGAGCAAATCGCGTCCAAACCATGGCGTGAGTGTTCAAACAAGACTCAACAACACCTCCTTGAATAGTCGTTCTACCATCAGCACTTGTAATCGTCCTCGCGATAAGAATTCCTGGATCAGCTGGTTGCTCATACTTGCCACCGGCATGCCCTTCTGGAATGTAGACCAGAGAATCTCCAACCCTATAATAATTGTACAATGAAGGTTGTGGAGAATACTCGGTGACAAGTGAGGCCAACGGGAACACGTTGGAAACATACACATACATCACCTTAGGATTGTCTACGAAGAACTGCATCAATGCGGCTTCATTCATGAACTGCCCGGAGTTGTGGAACAACGCCATCGGCGTTTCGATCTTCGGCAAACTGAAGACTTGAGTAGGAACATCTCCATCGTGAGCGTATCTGCCAAGATCCTTGATATCAACAACAGGGTTGAATCGCTTCAGATTGAAAGGCTTGCTTTCCATTGCCTCCTCTAAAGCTCGATAATTCCCATTGTTCATACTAATGACAGTGCAATCGCTCTTGATGTTCTTCGGGATCCACTCAGTGACCTCCATTCGGCGGATAGCCGCGTGAATTGGATGATCATGCTTCCAGGATGAAGTCTTGGACCATGGCAACGACAGCTCTCGCATGAAATGCTGGTTCTCCTCCGGAATCCAGTAAGGACATATTTTCTTGACCCTTAAAGCCTCACTCGTTATGGCTGGGGCAGTCAAGTCTTGCAAAGTCCTCGTAATTTCTGGATGAGTGTGAACGGCAACAGCATTATCGTAAGGTGCAGTGTCAGGCTTTCCCACGAGAATAGGGACCTTCTTCTTGCTATAGAAGTCCAACAACTCGAGAAACTGGGGGAACAACAACATCCCTGGCGGTCGACGAACGAAAGAAGCAGCTCCCTCTCCCAACATGGAAGGTCGAATCATTTTCTGGGTGTTTTCTGGGTAATAATAAAGATATCCAACAACATGCAAGTCTCCGTCATTTTGCTCTCGCATTTTCACAGCAATCTGTAGGTCGTCATCCACAGCGTCGAATTCTTCACGAATCATTCGCATGATCTTCGCGAGGGTAGCACAATCAACCTCATTAAGATCATCAATGTAGAACGCTTCGGATCGCATCTCAGCAAACGGCAACGTAGCCCAACACTTACCACCACCCTTCACACAAACGGGACGATACTCGTAATCGGGATCTTGTTCATTCAAAGCCAGAATCTCATCATCATCGAGGAATTCCAAGGTAGTGGCGCCATCGGCAGCCTCAGCTATGTAATCCCCGTCAGATACCTCCTCATTAGCGGCGCTAACAGCAGCCACAGATTCAGAAGCTCCCAAGGCCCTCATCGGGCAATGGGTATAAAGATAAGACATTTGACCACACATATCCCAGTCCTTTGAAGAAACCAGATGATAGGTTCTTCCAGAGTGTTGTAAAACAGCTCTCTTAGGGGCGGTGGTCAATGAAACAGACATCTCCTCAAACAAACGAGTAATCTCCTCAACAGTCGGGTATTTTCCAATCGACATGAAACGCTCTCTGTCACGCACACGCAACAACTTCAACCAGCACATGCCACGACGTTGCTCAGGACGCAATTTACGTCCAGCACGTACGCCACGACGGCGTGGGGGTACTACCACCTGCTCAACAGCAGGGGGAGATTCCACGACAACATCAGTGACAGAACGTGCCATACAGGAGAAACACAGCAATGACAAACCATCCCAAAACATCTCTTTACGATGTTTCTTACATTTAGAACAGTTAGAACAAGCATTGCACAGATCCTTACCTGCACGAGAAGACGGCATAACACTGGAACAACGAACACAACGCGGTTCAACAACAGCAACCGACTCAGCAGAACGACGCTTAAAAGCCAACAACAACACGACTTCGTCGAAACGATCTCGATTTCTAGCCACATGAGCGTGTGGAACATACCTCTCATTGGTAACATCCTTCAACTCAGTGACAAATTTTCCAAACGTCTCACTCGCACGAAACTCTCGAACACATGCAGCAGCATACTCCATAACACGGAACTCATGAGCTATCTCCTCACACGAACGACAAACACCATCTTCAGCGAAATCCAACTCGACACCACAATCGTCGCACTTTTGCAAGCTTTCCAGAAATTCTGAAAACTCCTGATACGAACCAAAGTAGAAACTAAGGTCCCGATTAGTACCCAAGCGCCCTTGGCGCTTTCGATCCATCAAGGAAAAATGTTGCGAACATTCGCAGTCATATCCGTAGAACTTACCAGTATGTTCTACCCGTCCTCCTAGAGGACAGTTGATGTGCCACCAACCGCGACGGACCACAGGTCCGGGAACGGCTTCACAATGGCGTGGGTACTTATGCGGAAACTCAGTATACCCTTTGCACGCACAGACGTGACCAGTAACTGGATGAGGCTTGCGACCAGCGCGACGCACCTGGCGCCTAAAAGTAGACATCGGAAATGGTTATTGTAAATCTGAATCGG